TCACCGTGGTTCCCAATTTCATCCCCGCGTGGACGCTGCGCTCGGACAGCTACCTGCGCCAGGGTGACACCACGAACCTGCACCTGGGCTGGGGCGGATCGCGGCACCACGTCGACGATTGGAACGACGGCTGGGTGCGGGCGCTCAACCGGTGGATGACCGCACCGGTCAACGCCGGGCACCAGGACACGCTCAGCGTGTTCGGCGGGAAAGCCTACGGGCTGGAGAGCGCGACCGTCACCGACTGGATCGACGACACCGAGGACTACCTGCGCGCCCTGGATTTCGACGTGTCGGTGATCCCGCTGGCGCGCACCACGTTCAACGAGTCCAAGAGCTGGATCAAGGCGCTGGAGTGCATGGCGCTGGGCATCGTCCCGGTGGCCGCTAACGTCGGGCCTTACGCCAGCTTCGTCCGGCATGGCGTGGACGGCATCCTACTGGACGACCCGGTGCACCTACCGACTGTGCTGCGCCGCCTGCGTGACCCGGAGATCCGGCTCAATGTGGTCACCAACGGGATCCAGACCGCGCGGCGCAACACGATCGAAGGCAACATCGGGCTGTGGCAAGCAGCGCTCGGGCTGGGGGTGCCGTCATGCGCTACCACCTGAACCCGGCCAGCGACATCACGGTGGTGATCGCGCACATTTCCACCCGGGAGAAGCAGTTGAAGCGGGCGCTGCGCTCAGTGGACCAGCAGACCTACCAGCCGCGCGAGATCATCGTGGTGACCGACAAGGAACACGCCGGCGCCGCGGTCACCAAGAACGCCGGTATCGGCCTAGCGGAGACCGAGTGGGTCGCCATGCTGGACGACGACGACGCGATGCTGCCCTATCACCTGCAAGAGCTGCGCGAAGCGGTGCGGGACCACGACGCGGACGTGGCGTACTCGGTGCCACTGATCCCGCAGAACCCCCGGTTCGTGTCGCTGGAGCCGATGTACTTCCGGCCGTTCGACGCGGCCACGCTGCGGGCACGCAGCTACATCCAGACTACCAGCCTGGCGCGCACGGCGCTGCTCACGAAGGCGGGCGGCTTCGGTGCCCCGGCAGGCTGTGACTACGACGACTGGGGCTGCTGGCTGCGGATGCTGGACGCCGGCGCGCGGTTCGTGCATGTGCCCCGTCAGACGTTCATCTGGAATCACGTAGGCCCTGGACGGCCCGGCAAACCGGGCAACACGAGTGGACGAGGAGACCGCTGGTGAAACTTTTCACAAGGCTGGCACTGGCTGGCGTGGCCACGGCGACGATCGTGGCGGGGCTGAGCGCGTGTGGTGGCCTGCCGGTCGACACGAGCCCCGCGCAGTTGTCGAGCCCTACGACGACGGTCGCACCGGCACCCGCCGAGCCAGCGGCTACCGTCGCCCCTCCGACCTACACCCCGCCGGATGCCAGCAGCATCACCCTCGCCGTAGTAGTGCTGTCCAAACAGTGCTTCGGGTCGGCAGGCTGCGACGTGGCGTACCGGATCCAGCCGACATGCACCGCGTGCGATGCCGCCGATCCGAGTACCTACACCGTGGTGTACCAGCTCACTGGTGGCTCAGACGGTGTCCAGATCGGCAACCTCACCATCACCGGGTCTGAGGCCCATGAGGACGCTCAAGACATGGCTCAAACCGCGTCGTCCAAAGCGACGCTGACCGCGACGGTGACGGAGGTATTGGACGGTGGGTGACAGTTACACCGGGAGCGCGTCGTGCAGAGAATGCGGGAACACCCACACCAGCACGCAGGCCACCCAGGCTCGCGCGGACAGCATCGCCCAGCAGCTCGCCCGGACGTGCGCCAGCAACGACCGGCAACGCAGGACGTACGACGAAGCCCGGCGCCGCAAGGAAGCGGACCAGCCCAAAAAGAAAAAGAAGTGAGGTGACGGCAATGCCAGGTGATACCTCGTGGAGAGGCTCGCGCGAAGGCTGACCGAGCAACCAGCACAGAGAAGGCCCGACCGTATCCCGGCCGGGCCTTCGTCCTCCTGTCCGGCTTAGCCCGCGACCGGGTTGGCGCCCTGGTCCGGGACACCGATGCCGCCGGTGGCCTGGCTCGCGTCACCGAGCACCTGGGCCGCACCGGCGGCGGCCTTCGCCGCGTCCGCCTTGGCGTCGTCAGCAGCCTGCTGGGCCAGCTGGGCAACCTGGGCCTTGCCGTCGTCTAGCACGGCCTTGGCGGCCTTCTCGGCGTCCGGGGCGACGTGTTCCCGAATCGCGGCCCACAGGTCTTCCGCCCACTTCTCGACTTCCTGGACAATATTCATCATTCGGACCTTTCGATTCGGTGATTCTTGGTGGCGGTCTGCAACCGCCGTTGCAACCGGCGCTCCCGGAGGAACGCGATATCCAGCGCGGCGAGGGCCACGACGACCAGCCCGAGCTGCACGACGCCCGCCCAGGGCCCCCAGGAGAACACGCGGCGCAGGATCGCCACGCCGACGATGACCTCGATCGACCCGGCCAGGGTGACCAGCGCGCGGCCCACCCGGGATTCATACCAGGCGTTGCCCCAGGTGTAGGCCCACTGCAACAGCAGCGCCAGCACCAGGCACAGCCCTTCGGCCAGGTAGGTGACCGCCCCGCTGCTCATGCGTGCCTCCGTTGGAACGTGGCCAGGACGGCCTTCTCAAACCCGTTGCGGCGCAGCGCTTCGCGCAGGGGTTCCGACCGCTGCTCGATCTCGGCACGGAACTCTTCGGCGTGCGCGGCGCGCTCCTTGCTGCCCTCAAGGGCTTCCCGCACGTCCGGGGACACCACGTGCCGGCGGATCCACTTCGGTAGCGCCATGCCTCACACCCCCGGGGGTGGTGGTAGTTTGCCGACCGCCTTGGCGAACTCCGCACCGATGATGGTGCCGAGCTTGGTCATGTCTTCCGCCTTGGCGTACGCGTCCGATCTGTCCTTCTCACGCTCGTAGCTGGTCTTCCAGCCCTGAGCGTCCGCTCTCGTTTTGAAAGCGTAGCCGAGCGCGGCAATCATCACGGAGATTGCCCCGCTCAGCAGTGTGTCAATCATTGCCGGTGGCCCCTTAGATCAGTCCCGCGGTGGTTTGCAGGATGTGGATGATTTCCCCGACACCGGGTGTCACCGACGCCGCGCCGCCGGAAGACACCGCACCACTGCCGAACCCGACCAGCCGTTGGGCATACAGGCCGTCCCGCTTCAACGGGTGGTCTTGCACATTGTAGTTGGCTGTCACTCCCGGTGTGTACGTTCCGAACCGGGGGTCCGCGTCCATCCGCACCACGCTCGCCCAGGTCTCGATCGGACGGTTGTAGGCGGCCAGGTCACTGGCCGCCCAGGTGTTGATCGTGGCCTGGTCGATGACGTCGGTGTGGGAGGTGTCATCCGCGAACAGGGACGGCCAGCCCAGTCCGGTAAGCGTGGTGTCCAGTGCCGAACCCCACAGCGCCTGATCTTGCATCCCGTTACCGATCGCCACCTGATACGAGGTCTGACGGCTGGCGTCCCGGGAGGTGAGGATGGTGCGCACCGAGCCTGGGTAGTTGAACACCAGTGGCGCGCCCGGCTGTGTCAGCGTCGGGTTGCCGATCAGCATGGCGTGCCGGATCGTGTTGGGAGCGGAGAAGTACGGGACGAACAACACGTCCGGTCCATTTTGGACCTGGGTCAGTTCGGACAGCCGCTGTCCCGTGGACGCGAACTCGTAGCCGAAGTAGGTGCGCGTGTTCGCCCCCGCGACCGGGGCGGGCACATCGAGCGGAAGGGTGCCGCGCCCGATCGCCGCGCAGGGTGTGATCGCGTCGGTGGCCATCAGCGACGCGATGCCTTGCAGGCTGGAGTTGTACGTGGTGTCCGCGCCGCCGGTGGCGGAGGCAATGCTGGATCCGTTCCAGGCCGGGTTCACCTGGTAGCACGCGCTGAGCAGGCCCCAGAAGCCAACCGCGCCAAACTGGACGACCGGCGGGGATTCCGACATGTCGAGACTGGCGGTGATCGGCCCAGCTTGGCAGATGAAGTCGTTCGGGCCGCCGGTGCCGTAGCACAGCGCCAGCCCGAATCGCCATTCCCCCTGCCGGTAGGTGATCAGCTGCTCTTTCGTCAGTACCGTGCCGTCCACAATGGTGCGCCAGGTGATCATTCCCGGGTTGTTGATCTGCTGCAACCAGGTGGGCTCGGTCTGGTTCGCGTCCGGCAGGGGCGCGCTGATCACCTTGCCCGTGGTGGTCTGGTAGATCAGCGCGTAGTACCCGGGGTCGGCCATCAGACAGAGGTGAACTGTTCAGTGAAGTCGGCGTCACTGAGGAAGTTGCCAGGTGCGCTGTTGTCGACGCCCCACCCTCCCCAGGTGCCGAAGTAGGGCGTACTGACCGCCCAGTCACCGGGGCTTGTCACCCAGCTGCCATAGGCAGGCTGAGAAAAGCTGATTGAGCCACCCCCGTTTTTGGTGACCGTGTAGACCGGCGGGAGGTTCAGCGTGCCCAGGAAGTCATCCTGTGCGGTCGGCCCGGTACCAAGCTGAAGCGCCTCGAACTTGGGGGGAGTAGCGGTATACGTCATGTTGACAATCTCCTTGGGTTAGAGCGGCATTACGATCGCCGTGCACTGCTGGCTACCGGTAGGCAGCAACCCCGTCTGCCCCGTAAAACCGGACACGCAGATCGTAGACGCCCCGCTGAATGGGGTATCAACAGCACCGTTCCACACGTCGCCGTTCACCGCAGTATCGAATCCGAAAGCGCCGTTGGTGCCCTCGGTGTTCGTGAGCATCACCGGTCCCGCTACCGAACTAGTGGAATGGCAGTTGAGTGTCGCGTAACCGCCACCCGATATGTTTTGCCTATTCACCCGCGCTGCCAACAGTATGTAATAGGCCCACCCGGGATCGGGAATGGTCAGTGTGAAAAACTTGGTATCACTGTTCTGTACCCACGTGCTGGAGTTCGTTGCGATTTGCCCGATCGGCAACGGGAGCGGTTTGCAGCCGTGCCAGGCGTTGTCGAATCCCCAGTAGTCGGTGACGATCTGGTCGGAGCCGCCGATCGCGTACGTGCCTAGGCGCCGCTGCCGCTGCTCCCCATATCGAAACCCCGGATCCGACAGCGCGTCCCCGGGCAGCAGGAACCGCGGTGACGGACCCGCACTCTTGCGGACGTCGGTGAACGTGAGCCCGGCGCTGGTGGTGGCGTTGGCGGCCACCCGGATCTGGGCGAGCGGGATCACCACGCCGATCGACGGGAGCGCGGGCACGGTAGGCGAGGCCGCCGGGGTGCCGGTCACCACGCCGATGTACGAGCCGGTGGTGCCCGCGTCGCCCGCGCCCGGGGTGCCGTCGATCGTCTGGTAGTAGACGACGTCGATACGCGGGTTGGTGGCGTTCGCGGGATCCAGAACCTGAGTGACCACGGACGTGCTGGACGCGACGTACGGACCGCGCAGGCTGGTCGGGGATCCACTGCCCGCGATCACCGCGTTGCCCGGGTTGGTCTGGATCCCCAGGCCCGATCCGGTGGCGGACACGAACAGGTCGACCGGGACCGCCTGCCCGCCAGTCATCACCGACGGGATCACGCCCGCGCGGGTGAGCGAGTTGGGGGTGGTGGCGAACTGGGTGAGGAACGCGTTGTCGTGGAAGCGGCCCACCTGCTGGGTGTCCAGGGACTGGAGTGACCAGGCGGGCAGTGTCGCGACCGGGGTGACGGCCATCGTGGTCTCCTACCAGTAGGCGGGTGCGAGGGACATGGTCAGCGACGGTGTGCCGCTGAAAGACTGGGCGCCGAAGCTGGCCACGTCGGTGGCGCCAGGGGCGACATCCCACCACTGGGCGCTGGTGGCCAGGCCCATCCGGTCGGTGCCGTTGAGCTGCGCGTAGCGGGACAGCGGGTTCATCGAGATCACCAGTACGTCCGTACCGGACATGGTGAACGCGAAGCTCATCACGCTGCCGGACACGTCGGTGATCGCAGGGTTGACGATCGTGCCACCGTTGGCCGCGATGGTGAACGTCGGCCAGGTGTCCGCGGTGCCGGTGTTGGTGGCGGAGACCTGGCCAGTCGAGATGGTGGCGCCCCAGTTCAGGCCGCCGCCGGTGATCCAGTTCAACCCTCCGCCGGTAATCCAGTCGAGGCCGCCGCTACCAGACGCCATGCCGGTCGTGTTCACCGACGGGGTGCCGTACTTGCGGGGATCGTTGGCGCGCCAGGTGAGCTGGAACAGGAAGTGGTTCGCGACCACGGGCGTGATCTTCGACCGGGCCCCCTTGCCGACCAGTGCGGTGCGCGTGATGCCGTTGTCGGCCACGGTGAGCGTCTTCTGCCCCCCATCGGCGAACAGCCCGGACAGGGCGTCACGCGCGGCCAGGGCACTGGCGACGCTGCTGCCGTCATAGCTGCCGGGCAGCACGATCGTGCGCGGCTGGTTGTAGGACTTCGCCCAGTAGGAACCGTGGTTGTGCGGGGCAAGCTGGTCGTTCAGGGTGAGGTCGGGGTCGTCGTACCAGCCTTGGCTTGACCCGGCCCGCCAGGTGGCGCCCTGGTCGTCCACCGCGTTGAACGACAGGCCGCCGATAGTCCACATCGGAGCTTCGGCCGCGAATATCGTGGTCATGCTGCCCTCCCGATCATGTTGTACCAGGAGAACTCGGATTGCAGCTCTGCGACAACCCGCGCGGGGTCGGTGCCGCCGATGTTGACGGTGGGGGCGTAGGTGTTGCTGACCGTGTGCCCGCCACCGTGCCCCGGCATCGCCGCGTTGACCTGATCGAGCAGGGCACCCGAGCGCGCGGAGCCGTCCATCGGGATGTACGCCTCGTTGACGTCCGGGCGGTCGCCGAAGACGTCCTGGCCGCCGTTGGGGGTGAGGAACGAACTGGGCGGCGCGATCTGGGCGATGGGCGCCACTGGGGTCAGTCCACCGGTGGCGTGCTTGATCCCACCCGTGGCGTGCAGGATGTTGGTGATCGATCCACCGCCGGTGACGCCGGTGACGACGCCGTGAATCTGCAACGTGGCGACCCGGTTGTTGATGCCGTTGACCAACGTGTTGAACGTGCCCAGCGCCGAGCTGTCGTCCGCGACGATGCGGATCGTGCCGTCCGGCTGGTGCTGAGCGATGTAGCCCGCCGCTGTGATCTTGGCGAGTGCGTCGGCCGTGAGCGCCTGGACCGTGATACTCCCATCCGGGAGCGCCTTCGTCTGGATACCCAGGTTGGCCAGCTCGGCGAGCGCCTTCGTGTCGTTGAACGCGGCCGTCGTCTCGGCGGTGGGCGGCAGGATGCCGAGTTGTTGCAGGTATGCCTTGGCGGACGCGGTGGAGCCGGTGAACCCGGAGGTGGTCTTGACCAGGTTGTCGTACTGGGTTTGCAGGTTGGCGTTGATTGTCGCGGTCGGGGTGCCCGCTTCCTTGGCCTGCGCGATGTACTGGGTGTAGTTGGTGGACAGCCCTTCGATCGCGGTGGCCGCTGCCGCGCCCCGGGTGCTGTTCAGGTCCAGTTGCCCGTTCGCGTCGGTGAGCGGGCCCTTAAGGTTTTTCAGCTGGTCGGCGAGGCCCTGCTCGGTGGTGGAAATCCCCGCCAGGGTGGTGATCGCCGCGCCGCCCGGGTTGATCAGCGCCTGGAGCGCGTTGGACAGATCGGTGACCTTGGTGGTGTCGTTCGATGCCGCGTTACCTAGGCCCGCCAGCGCGCTCTGCATGGTGCCGAGCGGACCAGCGAAGTTGATGCCCCCGGTGGCGACCGCCTGGATATTCAGCAGCTGCTGCGCATCCGCCGCCTGCTTCGTCGCGTCCGCCTGCGCCTTGGCATCCGCAACCGCCTGCGCGAACGTGGTGTGCAGACTGTCCAGATTGGACTTCAGCTCGGAGGTGTTGTGGGACTGGTTGTTCAGGTCGGTGTTCGCACCTTTGGTCTCTACCGACAGGTTGTGTTGCCCGGTGCCGGTATCACCCAGCTTCGTGTTCAGCGCGTCCAGCGCCGGGCCACCACCCTCGATGGCCCGGATCGCATCGTCCTGCGAGATCCCCGCCTGCTGCAACTCGGGAACGAGGGCTTTCCACGCGTCGGTGTTTTTCAGTGCCGCGGTAGTGGCGGTGGTGACCGCGCCGCCGGTCTGGTTGAGAGCTGCGGTCAGGGCGCTGGACGCGCTGGCCATGTCGGTAGAGCTGATCGCACCCCGGTTCGCGTAGTCCGCGTAGATGCCCAGTCCGACCGCGCCGAGCGCGACCGCCTGACCGAGCGGCCCGGCGATGCTCGATGCGGCGATGCCGGTCTTGCCGATCAGGCCACCGAGCTTCGGCGACACATTCTCTACCTTGGCGCCAAAGTCGACCACGTTGCTGCCAAGATTTTTGATGCCGGACGTGACGAGATCCGCACCTTTGAACGCACCCCAGGCCAGCAGCGCGGACGTGGCGATACCGCCCAGCGCCGGAGTCAGTGGACCGATCGCGGACGTCACGGCGGAGATATCGGTGGTGACCACGTTCAATCCTGCCGACAGCACCGGCACCGCGCCGGATGCCAGCCCGCTGACCGCGCGACCGACCCCGCTGACCGCGCTGTCCATCGAGGACATGTTCTGGCCCCAGACCGTCCCGAGGTCAGAGGCGACGTTGGCGACGATGTTCCCGGCGGTGTGCACGATCGAGCCGGTGGACGTCATCACCGCGCCGAAGTTCCGCGCGTTGCCGGACAGTGTGGTGAGCATGTCCGAGCCGGTGGTGCCGAGCTGCGAGAGCAGCGACGTAGTGCCCTGTATGACCGGCTGGCTGTTGCTCGCCGCCGCGGTCAGGCCAGGGAGCAGGTTGGTGCCCAGCTCGGCGAGCCCGGTGGCCACGATCGGGATATCGGGCTTGACGCTCTCGAAGATCTGGTCCAGCGCGGGCTTCGCCGCGACCGCGGCGCCGCTGAGCGTGTCCAGGCCCTGCGCGAGTGACCCGGACAAGTCATTCGCGGCGCTCTTGGTTTCCGACGTGAGATCGTCGGTGAGGTTCTTCCAGCTCGATTTGATCTGGGCGTTGCTCTTGTCCGCCAGCGCGGCCAGGCCGATGAACCCGGCACCCACCCCGGCGATGATCGCGGCACCTGCCAGCGGCGCGGCGAACGCGATCCCGGTGGCGATCAGCGTGCCCATGCCGATGCCACCGGATTTAGCGTTCTTCTGTGCGGCCGCGGTCGCTGCCTCGCCTACCTCCGCGCCCGCCTCCGCACCGGACACATCGTCCGGGCTGGCCTTGATCGTGACCTCGCCCGCGGCCCGCTGCGCTACCTCACCGATCAGCTCGCCTGCCGCGGTGGCGGACTCTTCGTCCAGGTTGGCTTTGAGCAGGACCTCGTGAGCTGCGCTCTGTGCTGCCTCGCCGAGCAGCTCACCTGCCGCGATCGCGGACTCTTCGTCCACGTCCGCAGTGATCATGACCTTGCCGGCGTCGGCGAGCCCCGCGCGCAGCTTCTCCGCGATCTCCGCTGTAGTGGCGTCGACTGCTGCCTGATCTGCTTCGACGTCGACGGAGACATACGCCGCCGCGATCTTGACCTTGCCGGATTCGTCAGCCACCGCTCACCATCCTCGATCGGGGCGACCCGTTGATCACCAGCGGTTGCGGGTCTACCGGTGTGCCGTCACGCGCGATCACGGTGCCGTAGCCCGCCACGCCCAGTTCATCGCTGAACACCGCGCCGGCGGGCACCGCAGGCAGGTCCTCGCCGAACTCGGGTTGCCGCTCCTGGGCTTGGCGCTGCGCGGCCGCGCGGACCGCGCCCGGGTAGAGCGCGAGGCGCTCGGCACGCGCGAACCACCGGGGACCGTGGGGGTAGGCGGGAGAATCGTCCACCCGGTGAAACATCGACATGTCCGATTCCACCTCCTCCCAGTTGCGGACGATCCAGGTCAGTTCGCGGAGGCGGTTGTCGGCTCCGTGAGCGATTTTGGGCCGACACACCGCCCGACGCAGGCGTTGATGATGGTGACCAGTTCGGCCGACGTCATGCTCTTGGCGCCGCGCAGCGCGGCGAACCCGTCCTCGCCCAGGCAAGTGCGCAGGGCGAACACCTGCGCCGCACCGAGACCCTCGTCCGCGAACCGGGTGGACATTTCCAGCCCTACCCAGGCGGGTGCCGTGGTGGGGATGCACCATTCCGTGCCGTCCACCGAGAACAGCGGGTCATCGCGCAGGATCTCGATGGACGGCGTCGACGTGAACTCCAGCATTTCTACTCCCAAGGTGGATGGTGCGGCGAACGGTGATTACTGCTGGTCAACCCAGTGGAACGGGGAAACCGTGCTGGACACGTAGTGGAGATTGAACGCGACCGTCCAGAACGACTGGCCGTCTTTCTTCATTGCGTAGGTGACTTTCGCGGTGGACAGCGCCTTGCGGCCCAGGAACCGGCGGTTGTAGCCGTTCCCGTTCGGGGACCAGCCGTCCACCAGCAGCGCGATGTAGCCGGGCTGGGTGGCCGACGCCGCGAAATTCGGCTCGTAGGACTGGTAGCCACTGCCGGGCGGGGTACCGCCGGAGGCGATGGTGCCGCCGTTGAGCGCCAGTGACAGGTTGGCGAGCGTCACGTCCGCCAACTGGGTGGTGATGGTGGCTTCGCGCTTGGTGAGGCGCCGTCCCGCCGAGTCGACGATCTGGTCGGAGTCCAGCTCGGTGTAGGTCTGGTCAATCTCGATGGTGAGACCGCCGGACGTGTCGCCCGCGTAGGTCCAGGCAGACGCGGCAGGCGCGACGTTGACGGCCGTGTCGGCAGGTTCACCGACACCCACCGCTCCGGTGTAGAGCGAGCACGGTCCCATGACCAGCAGCTGGGGGGACCCGATACCGAAAGCCATGGTGGCTCACTTCCCTTTTTTGGTGACCTTGATGGTGGGGAACTGCTGCGACACCTTCCGGCGAATCGTCGCCTGCTGGGCCGGTGTCGCGTGCTGGGCCGCACGAGCCAGCGCGTTGCGCGCCCGTGCCTTGGTGTTGATCGGGTATGCGTCCGCACCGCCCGGGCCGCCGCCGGGTAGCGCGTAGCTGCCCTTGGGCGCCTTGGTGTTGGGTGCGGGCTTCTTGCGCTTTTTGGCAGGGGTGGCCATCATGCCTCCGTCCAGAACAGTTGCACGTTCACGCGGTAGCGGGCCGCGTCGCCGGGATCGCCGGTCACCCGCTGCGGTTCCACCACGCACACCGCTTCCTTGATCGCGATCGCGGGATAGGCGCGGTTGCTGGGCGCGGCGAGCAGAGTGTGGGAGAGCGCCTCCGACCGGGTGGCCGCGTAGATCGACTCGGCGAGGTTGTTGGCCAGTCCCCAGGCAGGCTTGTTCGAGTTGGCGTAGCGGCCCCAGCACATGCACATGATCACCGGCATGCGCAGACCGGTGTCGACGTTCGGCGAGCCACCCACCACGGTGTACTGCACGAACCCGGTGTCCTGCCAGGTGGTGACGTCCTTGGGCATCGTGGTGCCGACGTTGGCCGCCGAGAGGTTCGGCACGGTGGCCAGCCACGCGCCGGCGGCCAGCTCACTGTTCGCGTAGAGAATTGGCGCGCTCATCAGTACCTCCGCGCGGTGTAGAGCGCGGGTTGCAGGTATGGCTGCGCTTCCACCCAGGGGTTGCTTTCCACGAAGTGGCCCCAGGCGAAGTTCAGGTGACCCAGCTCCACGAACGCGGCGTAGGAGGCGGTGGCTTCCACGATGAGCGTGTGGCCGTCCAGGTGGTGGCCGATCGAGCTGGCAAGGCGCCCGGTGTCGACCGGGGCGAGCATGCGGGCATCGTTGGCGATGTCGGGACCGAGCTGGTTGCTCAGGAACGAGTCCGCGTTCTGGCGGATGCTCTCCAGCGCGCCTGACTCCGAGACGACGCGGACCGTCGCCATGCTGCTCACCTCCGTCTACCGGTCGATGTAGTGCGGGCCTGCCCGTTTACGGGGCAACGCGGCCTATTCAGTTGATGTTCAGGTGGTCGGGCCCGGCAGGTTGTTGATCTGCCGGAGATCCATCTCGATGTCCGGCGTGAAACTCCAGCTGCGCTGCTGGGTGACCGCTTGGACCACGTAGGTGATGCCGTGCGTCTCGTCCAGCACCCGATCGTCCTCGGTGACGTCGGTGTTGGAGGGGGCGAAGCCGCCCACCGTGCGGACGATGCGCGGGGTGCCGGTCACCGGGTCGAAGGTCCGGTGGGTGTCCTCGATGATCGACATGGGAATGTGCTGCGCGATGGGCGTGTCCGAATCCACCTGGTCGCCGTAGGCATTCTCGGTGGTGCCGCGCAGGATGCTGGCCAGGCACGTCGCGACGTAGGCGGTCATGGCTCACTCCCCGAAGCTGATCGCGCCGGTGGACCAGTTGGTCCAGGCTTCGTACTCATCGTTGGCCGCGCTGTCCGGGTTCGGGCTGATCGGCGAGAGACCGTCCTGAAACGGGCTCTTGACGTGCAGTGACCGCGACCGGCGCCAGGACACCCGGTCCAGGGCAAGCTTGGCCAGCGGACCGAGCTTCAGCGCCTCCGGTCCGAGCAGCACCATCCGGCGGCCTTCCATCTCGGCGGTGATGTCCGAGCGGACGAACATGTCGAACTGCTGCTGGAGCCAGACGTACTCGTAGCACACGGCCTGACACAGGTACTTCGCGTCCCGCCAGCCGACGTTGGCGAAGTTGCTGTAGTCGTGGTTCTGGTATAGGTCGATGATGAACCCGACGATGCCGAGCTGGGCGTCCGTGGCCCCGGTGGCGCCGGTCACGGCGGTCACGTCGGCGGGCGCGGCCCACGTTCCCGACGTGTTCGCCGTGCCTGGCCAGTTGCCGGGGCCCGGAACCGCCATGTCAGCCCTGCTCGCCGACGGAACTGTCCGCGATCAGGCCCTCAAGGTGGTCGTGCGCGGTGGCGTCGTAGGTCGGCGTCTCGCTCTCGCCGATCTCGGCGTCGTAGCCGCGCGCGGTCCCGTCCTGCTCGCCGGTCTCGCCGGTGAGCGCCGCCGTGTGCGCTTCCGCCGCGGCGTCGTAGTCGTACTCACCGGCCCGGACGCAATCCACACCGAAGGTGGCGCTTCGATAGCCGGTCGGGGGGCGCCGGTCGGCGTGGCGGCCATCGGCGTGCCGCTGCGCGGTGTGGTGTCCCACGGGATCGGACAGTTCGTCCAGGGCCGGTGAGCCCACCGGGCGCAGGCCACGCTGAACCGCGTCTTGGACCAGGTTCTCGATGCGCGTATCGGTGACCAGGTTCTCGGCGGTGGCGTTGAGGCCAACCCGGTAGGTCTGCTGGTGGCGGATGATTTCTGGCATGTCTCAAGTCCTTCCCGGGGTGTGGCCGCCCGACCCTTGGATATCGGGCGGCCACTGGCTCAGCCGACGTGGACGCTCTGCCATTCGACCATGGAGAACGCCTGAACGGTGCCCGGGGCTGCCGCGCGGCGCATCCTGGCCTTCAGGATCGACTGATCTTGCAGGGCCGCCAGGCCGTTGCGTCCGTCGATGTAGACCGATTCGGGGCCCGACCGGATGCCGTTGAGCATGTACTTGCTCGATGCGAACATCATCAGCGGGTTGCCGGTCGGAGCACTGGTCGCGCCCGCCGACAGGCGCATGCCGTGGCTGAGCTTGAGCGGGTGGCCGAACAGCAGGTAGTTGGTGCCGCCCTGACCGCCGCCCGGGAACCCAGAGCTGGACTCCTGGAAGATCGGGTGGCCTTGGCCGTCGACGGTCTCGCGCAGCGCTTCCTTGAAGAACGGGTGGCAGACGCAGATCAACGATTCCTCGTCGTAGAAATCGCTCTGCTCGATCTGACCGAGGGCCTTGGACATCAGGTTGTAGAAGTAGCTCAGCGTGCCGCTGGCGCTGGCCGGAAGCACCTTGTTGATGTTGGTGCCGCCGGTGTAGCCGGAATCGGTGCCGGTGCCGTTCTGGGTGAGCTGGTAGTACACCGAGTCGAACGCCAGGTGGCCACCGTCCGGGACGGTGTAGCTCGACTTGGCCGCCGAGACCGCCATGGATGCGTTGTCGTAGAGCTTCGCGACGCTGGTGCCCCAGGCGTTCATCTTCGAAGACAGCACGTCGGCCAGGGTGTCGGCGATGTCTTCCTCGTCGATGCGGAACGCGTCACCGAACTTCTGCACGGTGAGCAGCACGTCATCGTTGGCGCCGCTGTCCTCGGGGTAGGTGCCACCCTTGGAGATCGCCTGCGCGCTCGCTCCGCCGTCACGCGGGGTGCTGCGTAGGTAGGTGGTCATCGGCACCCGCTGGCCATAGGCTTCCCAGGCGCTGTTCTGGGTAACCTTCTGGATCACCGAGGAACCGAATTCCTCCGGCAGCCAGTCGGTGAAATCCTGAGGCGCGCCACCGGCCTGGGCATAGATCGGCTTGCCGCTGGGCAAGTAATCGAGGATGTCGCCCGCGTCGTGGGTGGGAACGTGCATGAGCGCTTCGCGCTGCATGTGCTCCGGCAGCTCGTTGAACGCGTCGTAATTGGTGGGCACAGCGCACTCCTGTGTGGTTGAGGGTTGGTATTGCTACCGACCGGTAACCATCGCGGTGTGCCGCGTCGTGATCGCCCATCACGGGCCTTGACCATTGCACCACCCGGGCGCGGTGATCATTCGCAGGGTAGCACGCGTGTACCAAGCCACTGGTACACGCGTGCCGAGTGTTGCCGCTACGGCCTGCGCCAGGCGGGAACCATCCCGATGAACAGCAGCACCGCGATGATCAGCAGCAGGATGTTCGTCACCAGTAGGGTGTCCATACTGTCACGCTCCGTTCACGATCTGCGCCCAGCGGCTGGCACTGGACTTCGTCCGGGCGAAGTCATCATCCCCCGGCGCGCCCGTGTTCGGGCCACCCGTCCGGCCTGCCGTGGTGACGCGGCCCGCGCGCGGCTTTCCGCCGCTGCCCCCGTCACCGTCTGCCGGAGTAAAGAACTCGGGGAAGTCCGCCTTGAGCGTCTCAATCTGCTCGGTCAGGCCGTCGATCTCCCCGTCGTCGTCCAGCTCGATCGCCGAGCGGTCGATCATGCGCAGCGCCCGCGCGATCCGGTCTTTCGACGGGTTCTGGAACCCGGCCGCGGACAGCTCCGCGCGCACCTGAGCGTTGACCGCGGTGGTCTTGAGGTGTTCCAGCGCTTTCGCGGTCTTGCTGTCGGTGGCGCTGCCGCTCGCCGCCGGGGCCGCGCTCGGGGTGGGCGTGCCGTTGCCGGTGCCGTCACCCTCGCCTGCCGCGGCCTTCGCGCGCAGGCGCCACTTCGCGGCTTCGCCGTTCACCTTGGTCAACCGCGCCAGCAGCGCGTCGTGTTCCTCACGCGTCGGTGCGGTCCAGCCGTCACCGCTCGCAGTGGGCGGAGTGCCAGCGGGCGCACCCGTCGCAGGGGGGGCAGTGTTCGGCGGAGCGGGAACGGGCGGGTTGGGGCTGCTCATCGCGAGCACCTTTCGTTGGGCCGGTCACCTGGACCGGGTTGTGAACACCCCGGACAGCAATTGCTTCCGGGTTCGAGCCAGAACGGTCTTCGGTGCACCGGTACCGGCATCCACCAGGCGCCGGGCCGCGCGCGTGCGCTGCGACACAGGCTCACTGGGCAGCGCCAGGCCGATCACCACCGAGCGTTGCGCTTCCCGGCGCAGCGCCTCCGGCAGGGACAGGCCCGGCCCTTCGTGACCAAGGTAGACGACCAGGTGGCACCGGCAGTTCGGATGCCGGGGCGGCGCTTCCAGCGGAGGCGAGGGCCACACCGGGAGCTGCTTCGTCTCGCCGAACGCGCGCCGGGCATCGAACTCGCCATTCTCATCGGCGAGCTGGCCGGACTGGGCGAGGCAGTACAGGCAGGCATTGCGCTCCGCCACCCATAGCACCCGCTGGCCAGCGGCACGGGCTTGCGCGTGGACCGCCATGTTGGCCGCGCGCATCACGCTGAACGTACCGACTCGTTCAGCGTGATGCGCCGCCGAGTTGGCGGCCGCGATCGCGTGCGTGAGCTTCGGCAGGGTGCCCGCCGTGGTGGCCAGCTTCTGGCCAACCTCGAGTCGCGCGCTGATCACCTCGTCCAACTTGCCGATTGCCTCGATGACGTCGCGCGGCACGGTCACCGGTACCGGGGCGATGCCTGCCTGGTTCGCGCCCAGGTGCGCGCCGAGCGTGGCTGCGCGTTCGACATCCCGGCGTAGCTGCGTCACCGCGGCCGTGGTGCTGACATTGGCCAGGCCGGTGACCACCTGGTGTTGAATGTGGACCAGCGCGGCATGCTCGGCACGGGTGACCGGCACGGCGGACGCGGGGCCGATCAGCGCATGCCACGCGTCGATGATCGCTTTCAGCAGGCCGGTCACCGTGTGCCGGATCGCCGCCCCGACGTCGTGCACCACCTGATGTTCCAACGCGATGATCGCGTCACCGTCTCGGCGGGCCGACGACAGGTCAGCCATTGTTGCCACCCTCGATGGCTGCTGTGTCGTCGGCGTCGTCGTCCGGCACGCCACCCTGGTCGTCTTCGTCCGGCTCGGCGTGGCCCTGGTCTTCCGGCGGCATGCCCGGGATGCCTTCGTCCTGGGTGGGGTCGACCGACAGCACGCCCGACACCAGCGCCTGGACCTGTTCGTCTGATAGCGAACCGCTGACGACGGCCGTCCCGAACTGCGCCATGGCGAGCGAGAGCGTGGAGAGCATGTTGATCCGCTGCTCCAGATCGGCGTCACCGAAGCGCAGCCAGGCGTTGACCTGTGTCGCGGTGTAGCCCGCCTCCTGCAACAGTTGGTGGCGCGGCACGCCGAGCGCTTCCTTCGCGGCCAGCACCGCCAGCCCGGACGTGTCGTTGATGACCTCCGCCGGCGCCCACAGCGCGGTGATGTCCGGGTCGGTGTGGCCCATCGCGGACAAGCAGAAGGTCAGCATCTTGGCCAGCTCGGCGCCGTAGGCGCGCTGCCGGTCCCGCACCTTCTTGACGAACGGGCCCTCCAGCATCCGTTGCGTGCCTTCGGCCGGGGTGATGCCGGTGACGGTGAACATGCGGCTGGGTGTCGTGGAGATCTGCGCGCCGAACTCCAGGTAGGTCATCATCGGTGCGGTGAACACGCTCGGGTCAGCCTGGTCGAACTGGCCGACCTCGGTGATGCCCTTCAGGAACCACACGTTGCCCGCGTCCGCGTTGAGCTGGGAGCGCGGATCGGCACCCGAGACGCCAGTCTTGCCGGTCTGCATGGAGAAAGAGAACTCGTCCTCGTCCGACTCGGCGGGCTCGGACGTGGCATCGGCCGCGGCTTCCAGGGCGTAGCGCTGGGGGAATGCCTGGTAGTCGACGCTGGCCATGTGCGACATGATCAGCTTGTTGATCGCGTCCTGTGGGCCGAAGAACCCGTGGTGTTCCGGCATGCCGTAGGGGCGCTGGTTGCGGAAGTGGAAGACCGGGATCTCGCCGAACGGGTTCGGGATCGGCCACTCCTGGTCATCCTCCGGCGCGTTCGGGTCGATGTAGCGCTGCCAGTTGTCCCGGGTGGCCTTCTGCGGTGCGCTGGTACCGGTGATGGTGCTCTGCGACGCACGCGAGACGTAGCACTCGATCCGGTCGGTGTAGTAGAGATCCAGCCGGAACCGCTCGCCGATCTTCCACATCTTCGCGGCGAAGCGCTTGACGCGCGGGTTCTCCTCATCGTAGAAGACGCGGGTGGTCAGCGGTGAGTTGTAGTGCACGTCCATCATCGAGTACGGGCCATCGCCCGTTCCGTCCGCGTCTGTCGACGGCCAGCAGATCAGGTAGGCGTCCCCGAACTCGCCGGCGCGCAGCAGCAGGTTGGGCAGCTCGAACTCCAGTTCGTTGTGCTGCCACAGATCATCCAGCGTCTCCTGCTCGTCCGGGTCGATGGACGAGACACCCGACAGTTCCAGGCGGTTGGCGACCGCATCGACGGGGATCTTGGCGAAGTTGAAGCGGAAGCCGATGCCGGTACGCGCGATCGCCCGGCGCATGCGGATCGAGGAGAACGCTTCCATGGTGCGCGCGTCGTAGTAGTTGCCCGCCTGCTTGTAGGCGACGTTGCCCTTGCGGATCGCGTCCACCGCGATCCCGACGTCGGTGCCGTCCTGATCGTTGCCGGGACCACGCGGGAAGTTCGCGACGCTCGCCGCGCCCACGGCGAGGTTCTCCCGGCTGATCGCGTTCGGGTCGGTGCTGCCACCGGCTGCGCCCGGAATGGTCATCGTGGTCTCCTAGACATAGCTGGCCGACCGGGCGGACGCCGCGGGCCGTCGCTTCGCGGTCAAGAATAGATCGAGACCGGCGCCGATCGCGTCGACGATGTCGTCGTGCGGCGCTTTCGGGAAGCCCACCATCTGCGCTTCGGCGTGGCGGAACCGCTGGGCGTGCGTCACCTTGCCGCGCTGGTAGTGCGCCAGCGCGCGCGCGGCCCGCACTTCCTTCGGCTCGGACTGGTGGATGGCTTTGATCTTGACCGGTAGATCGTGCAGGATCGACTTCCAGGTGTCGCCACCCTGGTTCGACTCGATGATCACGCCCCGGATGAGCGGGAACTGTTCGAGGATCTGCAACACCAGCGCGCGCAGCTGGGCGCCCGGCGGGACGCGCCGGTTCCACACGCCGAGCACCACCGCCAGCCCGTGCACGCGCGAGTAGCCGATCACCGCCAGCGCGGTGTAGTCCGATTTGGACGTGGTGGTGACCGCGGGGTCGATGGTGAGCACCATCGCGGTCAGGTCCGGCACGTCGCCGTAGCGGAAGTCCTCCGGCGCCCAGTACGCGCCGTCCGCGCCCATCGGGTCGTTCTGGTAGTTCTTCAAGAACGAACGCGTGTGGCTGATCGAGAGCAGCCATGCCAGCGACCACTTGGCGGGCCAGATCGAGCGCTCGGTGCCGGTCTCCTCGTCCACCAGGATCGCCGGGTAATAGTGCACGCGGAAGTTTTCATCGCGCACCCACTGCGCGGGGTCCTCGTCGTTCGGCTGGGTGATCACCTTGACCGCGTCGTGGATCACCGAGCCCGCCATGGTAACCGTGCCCACGATCACCACCCGGGCGTAGACGGACAGGGGCAGCACCGAGTCGACGATCGCACCCAGGCGCTTGTCTTTCAACGTCGGCGAGTAGTTCTCTTCCGGCGGCTCGATGTCATCCATGATGATCATATCTGGACGCCGGTCGTCCACCTTGAGGCCCAGCGACTTGGTGTCGATGCCGCGCGCGGCGAACACGAACCGGCTCGCCGAGATGAACATGGCCTGGTTGTCCGCCTCCGGCGCGCCGGACTGCCGACGTGCGGGCTTGCACAGGTCGGGGAAATCCACGCGCAGCGCGGCGTTGGTCTCCAGCTCATGCTTGAACGTGGCGAGATGTGTCTCCGCCTGGGTAGCCGCGTCGGAGAATGCGACGATGAACCGAAGGTGCCGGTGCGCGGCGGCCCACATCGGTAAGATCAAAAAGAACCACGTCGTCTTACCGCACCCGCGCGGCGCGACGTAGACGTCACGATGCTGCGCGGGCTCGGTGCCCGGCACCGTCCACTGGAGAGCCTTGTCGATGATGTCCTCATGGAACTCCGACAGCGTGATGTGGTGGTCGGTGTCGGGTGAGCGCAGGTGATGTGGCAGGTAGATCAACGCGAAGATCAGCGGGTCCATTTCGGACAGTGCGCGGCGGCCGCGCGGATCGTCGAGCAGCGGCTCGAATTCCAGCATGTGATCCAGCGCGCGAGCGAGCCGGTCGCCGACGGTCCCGACGTCAGCGACCGGCTCGGCATCGAGGGTATCAGCCGCTGGCATTGGCAGTGATCCCTGCTGTGACACTGCCGTTGGCGTGCTCGGTGAACGTGACCCGACGGGTGGCGACCAGTTCCGCTTCGGTGAACGTGGCCACGCTGTCCGGGTAGTGGCGCTCCAGCAGCGCGGCCACTACGGCCGCGATCGTCTCGGACGCGTGCGGCACCTGCGTCGCGGGCAGTGGCTTGATGGCCCGATCACTGGTCACTGCGGATGTCCTCTCGCGACTGCTTGTTGAGCGCCTTCTGCTGCTGCAACAGTTCCCGGATCGCCAGGTCCTGCTGCGTGACCGTGGCGATCTCTACCGTCTGCTGGACCTTGTCCGGTGCGTTGAGACCGAGCAGCTTCGCCTTCTGCGCCCACACGTCGCGCAGAGACTTGAACGCCTGTAGGGCAAACGCGTCGTCTTCCAGCGGCGGTTCACCTTCGCGCAGGTAGACCAGGTGGCCTTCGCTGATCGCGTAGTGCTTCTTGGTGAGCAGTTCGCGGATCATCGTTTCCTGCTCGTCGAACTGGCGCACCATCGTGACCCGGTGCTCGTCGACCGCCTTGGCGGGCTGCGCCTTGATGTTGGTCCAATAGATCTCGTGGCACTTCTGCGAGCTGATCAAGTACCGCTTGCCGATGGCCGAAAACGTCTCGCCGTGCTCGTGCCGAACGATGATATCCGCAGCTCGGGCGGCACGTTCACTGATCGTCAACGGTCCTTGTCTCAACGCCCGTGACCGCTGCGAAGGCATGATCAACTACCTCCCAGATGGGTGCGGATGACGGCCGCCGTGCGGGCCGCGCCGCCACTATGCGCCGAGCCACCCGCCTTGCCTTTCAACAACTTGGCGTGCTCGGCGGTGGACATGCCGGTGGCCGCCTGGTGCAGCTCGGCGGCCAGGCCGTGCGCGCCGGTCGGCGTGTACTTGCTCAGCAGCGCCACCGCGCGGTTGTAGTCGCCCGGCGTGCCCCAGCCGATCTTCGCCGCGCCGGCGCCGTGCAGCCAGTAGTCCCAGAGCTTGCGGCCCTTGCCCGCTTGCAACCTGCTCACTGCCATATCGGCCTCCCGCTCACTGGGTGCCGCGTCATGGTGGGCACCTGCTCATCATCCTCCATGCCGGCCCGCTGGCGCCGTTCCCGGCGGGCCGCGGCCTCGATGGTGCGGATCGCCCGCACGTCGCCGAGCCGGTCGAGTACCGCCGGGTCGAAGAAGATCCGCTGCCGGTCGGCAGGCAGGTGCCGCTCCGCCTCGTCCGGGATGTGCCCGGTGGCGCGCAGGTTGAACAGGGTGCGCACCGACACGCCGAGCCGCTCGGCGGCTTGCTCGCGAGTCAGCAGGCCGTCCGGCACGGGCTTGTGTCCCTGGTTCACGGGCTCGATCTTACCAGGTGATGCCACATGTTCGCGCTCCGATCAATCGGTGTAGCAGTCCATCCAATTCACACCCGGCTTGTTGACTTCCGCGGTGACCTGGATCGGCCGCATGCCCGACAGCGGCGCCCACTCAAAGTTCATCGCGGCGTGCACGATCGCGGTCACCTCGTCCACCTGCCCGGTCGGCACTTCGTAGACGGCTTCGTCGTGCACCTGAATGCGCAGCATCCGGGCCACCCAGTCCGGCAGGCGCAACATGGTCTCCGCCATCAGGTCCCGGGCGGTGCCCTGGCCCATCAGCGCGGGCGCCTGGGTGTAGGTGCGGTCCGGGTCGACGTAGAGCTTCCGGCCGAACCCGTTGTCCAGCGGCTCGCCGGTCTTGGCCTGCTCCCGGATCCAGTCCTTCCAGGTGGTCAGCACCGGGAAGCTGGTCTTCATGGTGGCGTCGAACTCGGTGGCCGTGCGCTCCGGTACCCCGGCGGTGGCGGCCAGCTTCGGGATGCCCATCCCGTAGTTGTAACCGTGGCCGATCGCCTTCGCGTCGTGCCGCCGGGGGTGGTGGCCACTGGCGCGGTCCCATTCGCCCCAGACCAGCGCGGCCACCTCGTCGTGCGAGTCGGTGCCGGGCTCGAACAGGGCCATGTATGCCGGGTCCTGGCTGTGCACGGCGATGGCCCGGGCGTCGATCTGGGACAGGTCGGCGGTGAGCAGTACGTGCCCGGGACGCGGGACGAAGATCTCGCGTTCCACCACGCGCCCGTTGCGCTTGCCGTAGACGGTCATGCCGGGCTTGGTGAGGCTCCAGCGTCCGGATGCCTGGAAGAACGCCACACCGGGGTGGCAGGCGCCGTCCCCGCGCAGCGTGTCCAGCGCGGTGCCGTAGACGGTGCGCAGGCCGGACATGTCCGCTACCACCTGGCACAGGTCGGTGACCCGCTCGTTGCCCGCGTACGCGGCGGCAAGCTCTTCCATGCCCTCGCGGCCCGTGGCGAAGGCCCCCTTTGGCGTACGGGGCAGCTGGGCGGGCGCAACGCCGGCGTCGCGGAAGGCGGCTTCGATCGCAGCCTTGCCGTCCCGGGTGGCCGCCGGGTTGCTGGACTCGGTGCCGTCCGCCTTCGTGGTGGGGATGCCGTACTGGGTGACCAGGTGCTCGGTGAGCGCCACCCGCCGGGCCGCGATCTCGGCGTGGCGCTGTGTGGCCAGCGCCTTGTTGACCATGATCCCGATGTCGGTGATGACGGACGCGATCGCGGCCACCCGCTGTTCCCGCCAGGCGTAGTCCGTCATGCCGGACAGCAGGGCCTGGGCGAGCCGGGCGGTGGCGTCCAGGTCACCGGCCAGGTAAGCCCGGTAGGCGGGGTCCTGGACGGGGATCCGGTCGAACCCGCCGTGATAGGCCGCCAGCGCGGGCAGGTGGTCGGTCTTGCCGGGCATGCCGTGCCGCTCGCAGGACGCGTTGAGCGAATACGCCTGGGCTGCGCGTTCCACGAACCCGGGCCGTCCGTCGTGCACCGGGGGGTTGAGGGTGGCGTCGATGACCATGGTGTCCAGGACGCGCCGGTCCCGGGTCATGGCGAGCACGTCGATACCGGCATCCGGGAACTGGCGGGCGAGCACCGGAAGGTCGAACGAGATCAGGTTGTGCCCGATCACCATCGGTGACGCTCCGACGATCGCCGCGGCCGCGGCGTTCCCGGCGCGTACCCCGCCCGGTGACCCGGCGGTGTCGGTGGCCCCGGTGGCGGTGCGCAGGCCGACCAGGTGGGTGTATCCCTCCGCCCGGTCATCCCACCGGGCGGCGACGTCCGGGCCCTCGATGTCGATCACTACCGCCTGACGAGCTGACGAGGCTGACGAGGATTCGCATTGGGCTGCTCCTACGGATATAGAACACTCTTGTTGATCTTGCTTTTGGGTCTTTGTGTCTACTGCCTTAACTGCTAGCTCTTTATTCTCGTCAGCCTCGTCATCCTCGTCAGGATTAGTAGTGTTTTCGCAGGTCACCAAGGGTATTGGTGACCGACCAGTCCTCGTCATTTCCTCGTCAGGAACCGGGGCATCCTCGTCAGGCACCTCGTCAGCCGGACCGGCCTCCCGCAGGCCCACCACCGTCGCACCCGCCTCCCTCCTGGGTCCGCTGACGAGGCGGCGGTCATGGCTGACGAGGGCACGCTTGAGTTGCTGGATCTGATTCGGGGGGCATTGGGCTGCGTCCCGGTCCGTCATCCGGTACGCGGACCACTTCGCCCAGACCGATTTCGTCGGCATAATGTCCGATTCCAGACCGGTCACGATGTAGTGCGTCGTGAGGAACATCGAGAACGCGTTGGCCTCCGCCTTGGCCGCCACATCGGCGAGCTGGACGGCCAGCGGCGCATCGAGACCGCGATGCGTGTACTCGGTGTAACCGGCGGCCAGCCACCGCAGCACACCAGGCAACTCGCCCGTGACGATCCGGTCGGCCAGGCCGGTGTCTTCCCGCCCCTCGAACGACACGGTGAACGGGATCTCCCGGTACCGGGACCAGAACGCGGACTCGTTGGGGGCGACGGACGGCCGGTGGTTGGTGGCCAGCACCAGCGTGTGGCTGGGCTCGAAGGTCTGTTCGTCTTCGTGCATCCCCCGCGCCGTGATCGCGTCCCCACCGGTCAGTGTGTTGATCCGGGTGACATCCCAGACCGAGCGCTGGTTGGTCTCCTGGGTGACCGCCAGCCGCTTGCCTTTCAAGGTCATCAACTCCGTCAGGTGCCCGGGGTTGCGCTGCTCGATCAGCAGGTTGCGGTTCACCCCGGTCCCGTAGCTGCCGAACGCGGCGAGCATGACGCGCAGCAGCGTGCCCTTGCCGTTGCGGCCCTCACCGATCAGCACGGGCAAGACGTGGTCGGTGACCTTGCCCAGCAGCGCCATGCCGAGCACGCGTTGTAGGTAGCCCCGCACGTCGGCGTCCGGCAGGGCTTCGGACAGGAACCGCTCGAACTCGGGGCAGGTGGCGTCATCGTCCCAGCCGGTGCCCGCCAGGCGGGTGATGTGATCGTCGGGTCGGCTGTCCCGGATGGTGCCGGTACGCAGGTCCAGCGTGCCGTTGTGGCAGGCGAACAGGTAGGGGTCGGTATCCCAGTCCCCGAAGTGGGTGACCGGGTCTTCGGCACCGGCCATCGAGAGCACGGCGTCCCGCACCGACCGCGATCGCGACCAGCGCCGTTCCTCCCGCTTGATCGTGATCCCTCCCGGTGCGGTCACGGTGCCCATCGGCCGCACGATCCCGTCCACCAGCAGGTGGTACATGCGTTTGACCGCGGCGCCCGCCCCGTCGGTATGCCACGCACTGGCGTAGACCAGCCACCGTTCCGTGGTGGCGTCGAAACGCACCTGGTCGCCGAACTGTTTGGCGAACGCCTTCGCCACCGTCAACTCGTCCGCGTCGATGTCCCGCTCGGTGGGCTCGGGTTCTTTCTCCCGGCGCGCCGGCGCCCGCCCCAGCGTCCCTTTGCCGCTGGCCAGGTAGCCGGTGAGCACGCCGGCACGGGCGGGTTCGGCCACGGTGGCGAGATAGTCATCGAGGGACGCGGTGCCGCGCAGGATCCCGTACACCCACCGGACCGAGAGCGCGCCCATCGACGCGAGGGTGTCGCCGAGACCGTGCGCGGCGTGCCAGACGTCGGCGTTGCGGGTCAGGTCCCCGTCGAAACAGATCACCACGTCTCGTCCGGCCACCGCGGCCAGCTCGGGCAGTGGCACCCCGGCCCGGCCCCAGTTCTGGCATCCAGCCAGACCCCAGACCTCGGTGTCCTCAGGCGCGTAGGCAGCAGCGGCCAGGTGGCCTTTCGTGCCTTCCACGATCGCGATCCGGGTGGCGTCCGGGCGTGGCACCGGGCGGAACACAGCGACGCGCCCGATGGGCGACTGGTACTTCGGGAGGGTGCCGCCGGCGGTCTCCCGCAGTTCTTCCCGCACGAGCGTCTGAACGAACGGCTCACCGTCCAGGGTGGGCAGGGTGAACTGGAGACCGATGTCCACGATCTGCGGGTTAGCCAGCTCTGCGATCCCCCGGGGGATTCCACGCTCCGCCAGCCAGAGGTACGGGTCAACGGGGTCTGTCACGAGGTACACTCCTCTGGTAGCTCACAGGCTGCGCGCCGCCCCTCAGTCTCTCGGAGTCTGAGGGGCGTTCGCATCAGCGCCACCCTACACCCGGGGAACCCGAAAAGATCGGCACCGCCTCACCATTGGCAACTCGTGGCAAGGCGCGTAGGGTGGTGTCCATGACGACGAACTCACTGGATCGCCCCACTCCGATCGGACCGCTGGAACGCCTCGCGCAGCTCGCCGCGGTCTACGACACGGCGGAGGCGGACGCGAAGGCCGCGGCCGAACGCCTGGACGCGCTCAAGGCCGCGGTCAAGGCGGAGCTCTACCAGCTCGGCATCGCCGAGAACACCGACACGGGCGTCGTGCACGCCGAGTACGCCAGCCCGGCGCTGCGCGCTCCCTGGGTGCTGGACTACCGCACCACCGACAAGATCGACACGAAGGCGCTGCGCGAGGCGCACCCCGTCCTCGCTGAGCAGTACACCAGGACCAGCGGCGCGTGGTACCTGACGCGCGGAAAGAAGAACTGAACCATGGCCAGGATCACGATCGCGGACCTAGACGGAACGCGCGGGGAGCGAGCCTGCTCCGACTACCGGAACGTCTTCCGGGACTTGTTCCCGGATGGTGTTGAGGTGTCGGTGCCGATGGCGGTGCGTTTCGCTGACCAGTTCGACTGGGACTGGGCAGCGGAGAACCTGCTGAGCGCGGCCGCGTACGCCGAGTACGACAGGGCGGACGCGGCCGCGTCCGCCGAGTACGAGAAGGTGGCCGCGCCCGCGTTCGCCGAGTACAAGAAGGTGCGCGCGGCCGCGTACGCCGAGTACGACAGGGCGGACGCGCCCGCGTTCGCCGAGTACAAGAAGGTGCGCGCGGCCGCGTACGCCGAGTACGACAGGGCGGACGCGGCCGCGTCCGCCGAGTACAAGAAGGTGCGCGCGGCCGCGTACGCCGAGTACGAGAAGGTGCGCGCGGCCGCGTGGGCGCGAGGCTGGATCTCCGACCACGCTTCGGTAACAGCATGACTACGCGTCTCGCCCAGTTTCTCGCCAGCGGTGCGACCCCGGATGCTCCCGCGATGTCGGGGAACACGCCCTGGGCGCACGCGCTGGCGGGGGAAGTGCGGGAGCTGGTCCGCCGGCAGGCGGACCGGGCGCCACGCAGTCAGCAGGTGCACATCGGCCCGTCGGAGCTGGGCGTGGCGTGCGACCGGCAGGTGGTGGGCAAGCTGCTCGGCGAGGCCCGCACCAACCACGTCACCGATCCGTGGCCCTCGGTGGTGGGCACCGCGGTGCACGCCTGGCTGGCGGATGCGTTCACCGCGGATGACCCGCGGCGATGGATGACCGAGCACCGGGTCACCCCGCACCCCGAGCACGCCGGCACCGGAGACCTCTACGACCGGTCCACCGCCACGGTGCTGGACCACAAGGTGCTGGGTGAGTCGAGCCTGGCGAAAGTGCGCCGCCCGGAAGGGCCGTCCCGTAGGTACCGGCGCCAGCTCTATCTCTACGGGCTGGGCTTCCTGCGCCAGGGCCTGCCGGTGACCCGGGTGGCGATCCTCGCCTACCCGCGCACCCGGTCCACCCTGGACGAGTTGTACGTGTGGGAGCACGCGTTCGACGACACGGCGGTGGCGGAGCTGGTGGACACGTTTACCGAGACCGCCCGGCGCAAGCTGCAAGCCCAGCAGGTGCGCAGCGGCGAACGTCAGCTCACCGACGTCCCCCGGGAGCCCTCGCACGACGAATGTTACTTTTGTCCGTTCTACCGGCCCGGTTCCGCGCACGATGGTTCCGGCATCGGATGCCCCGGCACCGTCACGAAATAGGAGAAACTGATCATGTCCAAAAAGGACCGCAAGGAAGAAAAGCAGCAACGCCAGCATGATAAGGACGCGCAGGACGAGCGCGACGTCCAGGCGCTGAAGGACCGCAACGCCCGGGCGCTGGAGCGCGAGCGGAAGCGCAGAGAAGACGACGAATAGCGCTTGCCACAACTTGCCGGGTGCGCTAGTCTGAACGGGCATTATCGGCGGAAGTCCTGGCCGTATAGCCGACGCGCTGACCAGGACTATCCACCGACCCCTTACTGACACTGGAGAGCTACATGACACAGCCCAATGCCGAGCAGCAGCTTACGGCGCTGCTCGCATCGTTGCAGGCGCAGAACTACGGCCAGCAGGCGCCGATCGCGCCACCCACCGGCTACCAGCAGATGCCCGGCAATTTCACCCAGCACACCGCGTCCGCCCCGCCTGCTCCGCCGAAGCAGGCCGCGGTGGCCGGTTCGCTGGCCGCCATGTTCGAGCAGCCCAACGCCGGCGCAGGTCCGTCGATCAACCCGACCTCGAAGTCCCCGGTGGGCACGACGGTGGTCATGACGGTGGCCCGGGATGTCTCGGACGCCGACGTCCGCCAGAACACGTCGCCGGAAGGCACGCTGTTGTGGCGCAACGACGGCTCGCCGCAGTTCCTGATGGTGGTGCCGGTGATCGACGCGGCCACCGGCGAGGAGAAGGGCCTGTATGTTTCCGGCCCGCTGTGGACGAAGCTCAATGACGCCATGCACACGGCGGGCTACCCGGCCAATTCGGCGCCGCGCGGTGGCGACACGATCGCGGTCAAGAAGACCGGCGAGTTCCAGAACCGCAACCGCACCATGTCCAACCGCTGGGAGGTTCTCTACCAGATCGCGGAGGGCAACAAGGCGAACCTCTACACCGGTCAGCAGACCGCGGCATCGGAGGGCCTGACCGACGCTCCGGAGCCCACGAGCCCGCTGCCGCCGGAGGTGTCGCGGGAGATCGCGGATTTCACCCAGCCCGCCGCCGCGCCCACCCAGGCGCCTCCGCTGGCTGACGTGGCCGCCCCGGCTGCGCCCGCACCGCAGCCCCCGACCGGGTTGAGCCCGGACATGGCCGCGCTGCTCCAGCAGATGACTGGCGGCTGATAGGCACCCCTTCGGGAGGGGATGGGCTTGCCGACGGCCCCGATGTTCGGTCCGCGCCGCTACGGTCACAGCGGGGAGCGTTGCTCTCAGAAAGGCAGCTACGGCCGCCGGTGGATGACAGCCCGTTCGAGTCGGGCCAATGCACGACAACGGTCACGCAACCCGCTTCGGCGAGGCCAAGGTGGCTATGTCTGGCAGGGCGCTCCGTATGCGCCGTTTCGTAATCGGCGGGGCTGGATTTCATCGGCCGGACAGGCTAGTCCTGATCCGCGACACGTGGCCAGCCCCGCCACCCGATACCCGAACCTGTGAGAGGACGCGGAACTATGGATCATCCGAATGAAAATGCTCAAAAAATGAATGTGTCGCCCAAGATGGCCGAAGAATGGCTCGGTAGGAACACATTCAACCGGAATATACGGCGAGGTAAAGTACTCAGGTTGGCGTCAGACATGCTAAATGGCGACTGGGAATACACCGGCGAGAGTATCAAGTTTGACACCGCCGGAAAGCTGATGGACGGGCAGCACCGATTGCTAGCGATCATGGAGTCGGGGGTAACGATAACAACGCTAGTTGTTACCGGACTGAAGCCGGAGTCAATGCTGGTACTGGACCAAGTTACCCCCCGATCAACAGCAGACGCACTACACCTGTCGGGTGTAACCCAGGCAACCAAGGTGGCAGCGGTACTTAAGTTGATCAACTCAAAAGGAGACAGTACGCAATCTACGTTGACGAATGCCCAGGCTCTGGAACTGCTAGAGTCATACCCCGAAGTAGTTGAGATCACTCGGGTGGTGGGTGGTATGGACCTTAAAAAACTCGCCCCGCCTGCCACACTAGGGTATGCCTATTGGCTCATAGCGAGGGTTAATCCCCAGGGTGGGCCCGAATTTTTCGAACGCTGGAACAACATGAATGACCTTCCGTCGGGGTCGCCGATTCTTGCACTGAATAAGCGGGCACTGAATTCGGAATGGCGTGGTACCAGCTCCTATCGCAGCATCCGGGATGCTATCGCCTGTATCGTTACTGCCTGGAACATGTACGCTACTGACAAGGCAGCCCAGGTTATTCGACCAGCCCGTAACCAGTACGGCGTTACACAGGTACCCGACGTCGTTAAGGCCAAGTAGTATGACCACCCGCTCGATTGTCGCGGAGCTGACCGCCGACCCGGCCAGCCTGGTGCTGATCCCGGTGTCCGGGGAGTTCGACCTGGCAGACGTCGCGGCGATGCAAGACGTGACCGCGACGCCCCACCCAACGAAGCCGGCGGGTGGGGTCACCTTCGCCAGTACCTGGCCGACGCAAGTCCAGTTGGCCGCGTCGCTGCCCTGGGAGCCCCAGGCGAAGCTGCGCGCGGCGATGGCCGCCGAGATCGCGCGGCGCATGGCTACCGCCCCGGTCACCGCCGCGCG